GACGGCGCGGACGGCGCGGACGGCGCGGACGGCAACGACTGGCGCACAGGAGCCGGAGCTCCCACCCTCATCGCCGGTGATCTCGAAGGGGATCTCTACCTGAACACGACGAACGGTGACGTCCACCAAGTACAGGCGGGCGCATGGACGTTCGTGGCCAACATCCAAGGTCCCCAGGGCATCCAGGGCATCCAAGGCATCCAAGGCATCCAAGGACCGGCCGGAGCGGACGGAGCGGACGGCGCGGACGGCGCGGACGGCGCGGACGGCGCGGACGGCGCGGACGGCAACGACTGGCGCACCGGCGCAGGAGCTCCTGCCCTCATTGCAGGTGACCTTGAAGGGGACCTCTACCTGAACACGACGAATGGTGACGTCCACCAGATTCAGTCAGGTGTGTGGGCACTTGTGGCCAACATCCAAGGGCCTCAAGGCATCCAAGGCATCCAAGGCATCCAAGGGCCTCAAGGCATCCAAGGTCCAGCGGGCGCCGACGCACCTGAGAATCGCAAGCTCACGATGATCTTCTAACCATGTACGCAGCATCCAACACCGTCTACCCCAGAATAGTTACAGGTTCCGCTGGTTCGATCCAGTACAGTGCGTTCGGCACCACTCACGCGATTGGGCCGACTGACCTCGTGATCCCTCTCGCGCAGGGCACAATCACCACTGCGACCACGACCACGCTGTACCAACCCGCGGCAGGGACTGAGGCGCAGATCCGTCACATCACCGTCAGCAACGACCACGCTTCGGTCTCGAACTTCATCGAGATCATGGCCTTCGACGGCACCACCGATCGCTTGCTGTGGCGCGGGACGTTGGAGATCGGCGAGACGCTGCATTGGGTCGAGCGCGATGGCGTATGGCGCGTCTACAACTCCGACGGGTTCTTCAAGACGACCACCAACGAGAACGCCGGAGATGCGTTCCCCTCCGCGATCTACCACGGCCGACCGTGGTATCGCACGGACCTGAATTGGTTGTTCCACTACGACTCGGACAGGGCCAAGTGGTTGGGTGAGTTGGAACTCTACCAGTTCGGGCGCAACGGCAACGTGGCCGCCAACAACTTCCTCCGGTACGGCGGCAACGTGATCGCGTCCAGCACAGGGTCTGGAGCATTCGTGCCTCACACAGCTACATGCGTAGGCATGACAGGTCAGCACAACACGGCGCCTACTGGAGGCGACATCGTGTTGTACGGGTCACTCGTGAAGATATCGAAGCTGGAGTTTACGGCGGCCTTCGACTTCGCGAAGGACATGTTGCTGGACGATGACATCGTAGCGGACTCCCTGCTATCAGTTCAGTGGGGTGACTTCGAGGGCGCCCTATCTCCCGCCGCCATCACTGACCCCATCGTGAATGTCTTTCTGAGAAGGAGAGCTCCCTGATGCCCAACTACGACGAATCCCACAAGCTGTTCGTTGCCGTGGAGGAGCTCACCAGTACGTTGGTGACCCTCACATCGGCTCTGATCCCCGATGCTACCACCCCGACCAAGATCGTCCTTCAGGATGTGTTGGACAAGGCCACCAAGCTGCAAGGCATCTTCGCTGCACAAGCAACGATGGACATTCCAGCACCTGCGCTGCAAGAGATCCGGGATCTGATGCAGGCCTTCCTGAATCAGTGACAGGTCACGCCGGTCGGATTCGGGTGCGACACCCGAAGTGGTAGGGAGGGATCCCGACTCGCGCGAACCCGCGCCGGAAGTCCCGCGCCGAGGAACCCCTGATGATCTCGTTCGGGAGCATCGGCCAGTTTCGGATCATGCCCTCGATGTCACCCTCGGCCGAGAGTCGAACATGCTGGTCGAGCTGGTTCTGCATGCGTGTGGTTGACACGACGCGACCGTGCACCCAGATGCAGAAGGGCGTCGTTCGCTGATCGCGAATAGCGAATGCCACGAAGTCGGTGACCCCCCGCTGGCGAGCAGCGCGGAAGGCGCCCACGTTGAACCAGCGGTAGCTCCAGAGATCCACCACCTGCGGCAGCCACTGGGAGGTCTCAAGACCCGCGGTGGCCGTCAGACCCGCCAGCCACTCCTGGAGGCTGCCTGCGCCCTCTCCCAGCCCTCCGGGGATGTCTCCCGGCCTCAGAGGCGTACGAGCCCTGGCGTTGCGTAGGAAGTCCCTGATGACGTCCTTGATCTCCTGCTCACGCCTGCTGATCCTCCCGGCCAACATGGCTCGGAGGTCGTCCTTGGCCGCGTTGCGCAGCAGCGGCTCCGTCGAGAGGTCCAGGGAACCCACAGAGGCCCCGCCGTCCAAGAGGAGCCGGGTGGTCGCTCGGGAGACGAGCGCGTCCATGCGGGCCGGTAGCGGCGCCTGAGAGCCCCTGGTGAGGACGCTGAAGAGGGCCAGCAGGAGGACGTCCTCGTCGCGGTTCGGCCTGGCCGAGAACATGAGGCCGTCAGGCCTGCTGCCTGGGATCCGATCCTCCAACTCCATGAGCCGCGCGACCGCATCGTTGACGGTCTGTCCCATGATCTCAGCCCACCAATCCTCCAGGCCTGGTGAGAGGAGGTTGATGATGGTCTGCACCGCGGGGATGTCGCCCACGCCCTTGCAGCAGTCCACGAGCTCGTCGAAGCGCGAACGCGCGGGCAGACCCTGCTCGAAGTGCACCTCAGCCACGGCCCGTCGCTGCCCAGGATCTGGGAACTCCCGACGCATGTCGGGGGCCTGCATGAAGGCCGCTATGTAGTGGTCGCGCTGCATCAGCCGACGACGTGCCAGGAGGTGCCGTCGCTGTAGTAGCTGGCCTTGTCGTACTGGGCAGCCAGGACGTGTGTCAGAGCTCCGTCGATCGTCTCCGCCCCTGAGCCGTCCACCGTCAAGGCGAACGTCGAGAGGTTCTTGACCGTCACCGTCTGCCCACGCATCTGGGCGGCCGGGCGCATCGTGTAGGTCGCGATGGCCGTCGGAGTGCCGAGCACGAGCAGGTCGTCATGCCCCAGTGTGACGGAGTTGGTCAAGGCCGATGAGCGCTGAGCCGAACCGCGGCCGGAGAGAGGCACCCAGGTGGCAGAGCCGCTCGGGTGGTTCTTGTCCACCGTGTAGAAGATGATCCCCACCTGAGTGTCGTCGATGGCGACGAACGCCTCTTCGTAGGTGGCAGGTGGGAAGCTCGTTGCGATCGTCGTCTCATCCCCAGTGTGGAGGAAGATCGGAATGGGCCGATCGAACAGCTTGATGAAGTTGTTGTTGACGTCGGCGTCCCAGCCGTTCACGCCATTCGCGAGGTCGTCTCTTGAGGGCTTGGCCATTAGTATTTCTCCACGAGTAGCTTGACCGGATCGGCGAGGAGCCCCCCGCGTCTGGTGTAAACCCACACCTGGAAGGATACCTCACTCCCATGGTCTGCGATGAGATTCGCGCTGGTGTAGGTATAGGAATTGAGCGCCAGAGATTCAGTTCGCTGCACGACGGTACCGCCAGCGTTCCTGATCTCCAGGAGGAAGTCACCGCCAAACGGCGGGAAGTTGACCGCGAGGCCAGCACCTTGGAGGCCAGCACCAGCCGCGGGGAATTGAGCGTTGGGCCAGGACCATCGCAGGCCGATGTCTTGCGTGTTGGTGTAGGCAGCTACCAGATCAGGAGCGACGACGGCCAGCCCTGAACATTGGTCGGGTCGGAGGGCGCTGCCCTTCCCGTAGAGTAGCGTGCTCACGGGCGTGTCGGCGTCCAAGGGGAGGATGCCTCCCGCGGCCGGTTGGGTCTTCGCGAAGAGGCTCACCTGCGGTGTCAGCAGGGGATCCTGCACCGACTCGATGTTGTCGGTGATGAAGATGAACAGCTTGGCGCCGACCGGGTGCTTCAGCGCATGCGTCCCGAGTCGTGCGCGGATCAGGCCGTCAGCTCTCCAGATGCCCCCCGCCACGAAGGTGACGTTGCGCACGTAGCAGAGCTCCTGGCCCGCGAGCGAGGAGATGATGCACCACTGGCGGCCGAGCCTCCAGTTGACAGGGTCGAGCGACAGGTCTTCCACGATGCCGATGTCGGGCCCAAGCAAGTCGAACTCAGGACCGACCTCCATGAACAGCAAGCCGCCCTCATCACTGTCCGCCCCACCTTGGTTCGGCGCCGGAAGGATCGCGTTCGTCAAGCCACCCGTCTGAAGGCCGAACTCTGTGCCCTGCGCGGTGTACGTGACGTTGCTTCGTGAGATGTGGAGCTGAGCCTGCGAAATCTGATCGTGAGCGCGTACACGAGGGATCAGCACCGTCTGCGCATCAGTGCCGAGCGCAAGCTCAGGCACCTCAAACACGGCCTTGAGCAAGTCGGGCTGCACCGACTTGAAGCCCGCGTTCACACTGGGTGGGATGTCCACGAACGGCGTCTTGGCCACCCCGTAGAAGTCGCCGATGACCTTCAACGTGACCTTGTTGGTCTCGGGGTCGATCTTCACAGACTCAACCCGTTGGATCTCCGGCAGTTGGTCGATCGTGATGGCCTCACCCGGTGTGAGCGTGCGCGTCGCGCGGTTCGTCTTCAGGCTCGTGACCGAGCCTTGACCGAGCTCTTCCTGCGAACGCCGTTGCGCAATGATGGAGGCGGTCTTGTAGTCGGTGGTGATGGTGATCTGCACGTCCCGCGCATGCTGCGTCTCCAGACGTTCGATTCTGCCGTCTTCCATGACGGCGATCGTTGCATCCCGGTCAGAGAGGTTCCGGTCCGGAAAGCTGAAGGTGATGCGGTCCGGACCTGTGTCCATGTGGATGATTTCGATCTCCGGCAGGACATCGACAAGTGCATCATCACGGATACGGCGGAGGGTGCCGGAGGGCTCGCGGATCGGACGGAACTCGATCTTGCCCGAAGATACGTTGAGAGGGATCAAGACGCCGAGGTCTTGGAGGCCAGCACCGATCAGGATCTCAACACTGTCACCCCCCTGCGAGAGCCACGATGTGCGCAGCTCTTCGTTGTTCTCGTCCACGAGCGTTGCCAGGTTCTCCAGACTGAAGGGGCCGTCGGAGATATCCCACTGTGCTTCGTCGCCTGTCTGCGGAAGACCCATGCCTTGAGGCCACCGGCTGAACAGCATGGTGGCGATGGCATGCGCAGCGTTGATGCCGAAGTTGGCCTCGGCCACGTACGCTTGGATGTTACCGCCCGTCGCGCCACCGGCGAGCGAACCAGCCTCAAGGTGGACAAGTGTCCGAGCCGTGAAGAGAGGGAGTCCGGTGAGCGGGTTGACTGCGACCTGAACTTGGATGATCTCCGAGAAGAGGATGAGGATGTCCTTATCGGGGATGCCCGGGATGCCAAGAGATCGCACGTTCCCTTTGACCAGATACTGGTGTGCGTGCGCGCCTTCGAGCGTGATGATGTCGGTCACGGTGTCGAGGTCAAACACCGCAGTGGTCGCGCCGGTGAGAGCCTTCGTAGCAGCCATGTGCGGCTGGTTATGCGTCGTCAGGACGACGTCCTCGACACGCACCTCGATCTCGTAGTCGAGCAGCGACCAGTTGGCGCTCGGGCCGAGTCGCTTGGGAGCCCACTCGACGTAGAAGTGGTACGGCCAACGAGAGGCGACGCCGATGCGTGAAGCGTCACCGAGCCGAGTGTTGATCGGCTGCGTCGCCTCACCCCAGTAGATGTAGAACCCACCTGCCCCACCCAGGTCAACGAACGTGCCACTGGGGTGGGAGTCACGAGAGATGGGACCTTTGAACACGGCCTTGCCGTTGTCGAGGATCTGGTGCAGACAGAAGCCAGGCCCGACGGCCAGCAAGTGCATGCCAGACTCGTGAAAGACCTTGGTCTTGGGGCTGGACCCGAAGAGGCCTTTCTTGCCTGAGCTCTCTTCCGTCGTGAACCTGCCCCCAGCCCACGAGAACAGCGGGCCCACGCGCCGCACACCAAGCACCCAGTTCATGAACGAGCCGCGCGTCACCAACGTGGTCGGCTTGTCGTCCTTGATGGTCGCCTTGTTCTTCTTCGCCAGCAGCGCACCGGCCGCGAGAGAGAGAGCGGCCGACAGGATCATAAAACCTATACTGATCCACGCGAACTGATCTTGACCAGATACAACAGGCTCGAAGTGACGATGTCGTAGCCACACTGCTCCGACGAGCGTGAGCGCGAGGCCAATGCGGGCGCGGGCAGGACTTAGCTGATCCATTGGAGCTTGTTCGGGCGGTAGACCGCCATCACCTGTTGGAAGTAGGACATGAACCCGAAGCCGCCCTTCTTCACGCCCTTCTTCGTGGCCTGCCAGATGGTGTTGCGCTGCGAGCCCACCAAGATAGCATGCCCAGGGCCTCCGGACGCTTGCCCAGTTACGATTACGTCGCCGGGCTGAAGTTCTTGCACTCTCCGAGGCAGCTCGATGTAGTCCGGGTAGAGGTTCTGGATCATGCGCATGATCTTGATGGCCTTCCGGTGATCGTGCATCGACACGTCCTGCATCTCCCTCGGGATGATGTTGGAGACGCCTGCGAGCTCGTCCAGCGCTCCGCACACGAAGCGGATGCAGTCGGTGCCATGTCCCTTGGCCTGCTCGCCCGCAAGGTAGGGAGTGTCCTCCCAGCTTGTAAGAACGTCGGCCAGGCGCAGGTGGATCTTCACGGCCTGCTCGTGAGGGAAGTCGAGCTCGGTCCATGAGTAGCCCTGGTTGTCGTAGTTGGCGATGGATTCAGTGCTCACTGGGGGTTCTCCGAGATCGGGTTGTAGGCGGGGATGGCGAGACCGGAACCACCGAAGCCTGGGTGATTGTCCCAAGCAGTGGGGTCGCATCCACCGTCCCCTGTGGGGTTCTTGGTGCAGCCTGGTTGCAACACTACTGAGCCAGTCAGCCACTCCACAGGGGGCTGCTTGATGAGGGTGAGCTCCTTGACAGAAAGCGGATCCTGCACCGTCTTGTCGTAGTGCATGATGCCGATGACGGCGCCATTCTTCTTGATGAAGCCGCGGGTCCACGAGCGGGTGCCAGCTAGGGTCAGACCCAACCCGGGGTCGGAGATGGTGATCTTCTTGCCGTCGATCGACGCGATGGGGAACGTACGTGTGACGTAGCCCGACGGAGACTGTGAGACTCCCTCGGTGCAGCCGGGGCCGTTCAAGCGCCACACACATTGCGCGTTGACCTGGAACCCGAGCTTGACGTCCAGCAGTGCCTTGTCGTTCTTGCACTCGACGATGACCAAACCACTCTGACTCTTCGCGTTGCGTCGGGTGCGGAACACCTGGCCGCGAAAGATGGTGCGCGTGTTGCCGGAGTCGCCGATGCGTGTGGGTTCGATGATCTCTTGCACGATGACCGAGGTCGGTGCAAACACAGGCCCGCGAGACATCGGGTGAAGCATGGCCTGCGTGACAGGGTCGATCTTGAGTGTGATCTTGAAGAGGCCTTCCCCGAAGCCTCCGACGTTGGGCGGGATCTCCAGCTCCATCGCAGGGTGCGCGAGGAAGTTGGTCCCGAGGGGGTCAATAGGCGTGTCCCAGTTGGTGAGAGCCAGGGGGAGGCTGGGATCCGCGCCGGTGAAACGCACGGTGTGGTACTGAGCCTTCTCAGGTCTGTCGAGTGAATCAACCATCAGGGGTCCAGGGTGACGTCCTTCTCTTCGAGGAGACTGATCGTACGCATCTCGAAGGTCAGGAGATTGCAGTGATGCCACTTCTCCGTGAACGAATCGAAGAGGTTGCGTGTGAGGTGAGCGCGCCCAGACTGGCGCACGAGGGTGAAGTCGAGCACAGGCAGGGGGTCGGCGACGGTGAGACGCCACGCAGTCGCAACGTCTTGGACGGTGATGATCTCGCGCACGAAGCATGTACCATCTTCCATCTGGAACCCGAAGAAGCCCATGTCCTTCTGGAACTCTGTGAAGTTGCCGGTCTGGCGCACGTCGATGAAGTTCGGCTGAAGGTCGACCACGTCGAAGATGTCCTCCTGGTCGATCAGGAAGAACGGGCGCAAGCGACCGCGGCGGGTGTCGAAGAAGCGGATGTAATCCCAGCCGATGTCTCGGTTCTCCTGGAATCGGATCCTGTGCTTGATGCGGGAGTAATCGCCACGCTGGATGGTCTCAAGATCGCGCCCTAGATCGAACTGCTTGCCTTCCTTCAACAGCTCGATGCTCAGGGCGTTCGAGTAGTTGTGCCGCGGGCGCAGGATCGGGATATCGCGGTAGGTGTCGAAGCCGGGAGGGATGTCGTCGGCCGTCGGCGGGAGCGCCGTGACGCCTCCCTTCTCGATGAACTCCAGCTCGATGTCCCACAGTCGGCAGTGGTGCTGTTTGATGTTGACGCGCAGCACAGGGTGGACGCACATCACAGGGAACATTACCGAGCAGTTCTTCAGCAGCGTCGTAGGCAGCGCGTCGGCGAGCTGGAACTCAGTCTCCGCAATCTTCGCTTGGATGTGCGTGAGGTGGACGTTGTTGACCAGGCCTGTGGCAGGGTCTGCGATGTCGTTCCTGTAGGTGGCGAACGGCATGAGGGCCACACGCCCACCGATGAAGAAGCGACGCCGTGTGAAGTCACCTTTGACGGTAGTGGCGAGAGCGGGCGCGTCTTCGTTGATGAGTGCCATGTCGCCGTAGATCGGCACCATCCAGTCCTCATCCGCCATCGAGCGGAACGACTGGATCAGACGAATGAGGTTGTCCTTGAAGCCGAGCCCCTGCTCCGTCCATCGGACCTTGACCGTTCGCCTCGGGCGCTGGAAGAGTTGCGTGCGATCCTCAGACACCTTGAGGGGTGAGCGCGTCACAGAAGTGCGGTACGTGGTCTCCAGCTCGAACTTGTCGGCCCAGTTGTGTGCGAACATCTCCCAGAGAGCCGGGACAGTGCAGGGGGTCAGAGGTATGAAGGATCGCGCAAGCACCTCGAAGTTGTGCCTGTCGATGCGCACTTGGGCGGCAGTCGTAGGCTGGGGCGCATGCGCCGTGTTGGTGACGAAGCGCGTAGTCTTGAGCTCGGCCGGAATGCTGGCGATGATCTCCTGATTGTGCCTATCAACGCGGACCTGTGCGGCAGTCGTAGGCTGAGGCGCGTGCGCCGTGTTGGACATGAGGCGCGTAATCTTGGCGACCACAGGGGCCGGTCCTATCACTTCCTGATTGTGCCTGTCGATGCGGACCTGCGAGAACGGCGACGCAGCCGGAGCGTGCGCCGTGTTCGTCACCAGTCGGGTCAGCTTGGCAATCGTCGGAGACGAGCCGATGATCTCCTGGTTGTGCCTGTCGATGCGGACGTCAACCATGCTACGCCTGGAGCTTCAGTCCCCACTGCATGTCGGTGGTCTGTTGCGCCGTCCAGGCTAGGCCCGTGACGGGCTCCAGCTCGAAGATTTCGACGTAGCCAGCGAACAGCGTGCCTGTGATGATCTGGTCGGGCCCTTCGGCTCGTACGTCGAGTACGTCGCGGTAGTACGGGCGCACCGTACGGTTGCCGGACGCCTCCATGCCGGAGACGTGGTGGAAGCTCACACCAAGCACTTGATTGCTGAGTCCGATGCGAGGCCCGTTGGCGAACGCAGGCGTGGAGCCAGTCATGCCAGGTGTCTGGAAGCTGAACAGCGTCGTGTCTCCAGGCGTCTCACTGGTGAGCCTGCCATCGTCCTCGATGCAGAGGTCTGAACGGTCGTTCACAGCATCGAAGGGAGGAGTGACGCCCGAGCCTTGGGGCGTCCAGTTCAGGTCGGCGCCGTCGGCCCACGGCAGTCCGCCATGGACGAAGATCAGGGGCTGCGCCGGGAAGTCGTTGTTGAGGGCGCCGTCGCTGTCCATGACCAGGAAGTGGTCCCACACTGAGGTGGCGCTGGATGTGTCGTAGTCGAAACGGATCGCATCAACGCCAGCAACGCCAGCGTCAGAAGTGTCCACGCCTGCGACGTTGATCGCTACCTCCTGTACCGCCCCATCGAGCCTGGCCAGCTTGCCTCCTTCGAGGGGGAGGACACGCACCTCGACCGTGCCTGTGTTAGGCGCACCGATCGGGTCGTTGAAGAAGACTTTGACTTGGATGACGTGCCATTGGCTTGTCCAGAAGTCGCGGGATATCCCCAGAGACACAGCACCTACCATGACTTCGAGCTTGAACCTCTCTCCGTCCTGGAACGAGCCCGAGGGCGACGCGCCCTGCTTGCGGATGCGCACCGAGAGCTGCTCAGTGGTGTCGTTCCCTCTCATGAAGTAGATGCCAGCCGTCTCCAATCCTACACCTGTGGCGAAGGTCGGAGCGATCCAAGCGGCCTGCACGATCCAGGTGTTCTTCTCCGGCAGGATCGGAGTGGAGATACGCCCCACACCACCACGCTCGATAGCAGTAGTGGGATCGAAGAGGCCTGTGTCAAATCCGGCGACAGACCAAGTGAGGTCGCCCCACTGGCGCAGAGCCTGGCAGTTGATCGGGGCGCTCCCGTTCGGCTGCCATGAGAGGCCGCCATTCATCATGAATCGAATCATTAGGAGATCAACCTCACACCGAAGTCGGCGGCGTTCACACCCGCGACCGTCCACTTGACGCCGGTGTCAGGGTCTGTTTCGAGAATGTCCTCGAAGCTCTGGGAATTGGTCTGTGCGACTGAGTGTGTGGTGCCTGGTTGGTAAACCGTGGCTCCTGATCGCACGATGTGCGCGAACTCTCGCGTGCCACTCGTGTCGAGGGCAGCGTCAGAACTCACCTTGACCGCGTGGACTTGGCCGGTGATGAATGAAAGTGCATTGAAGGTCATCATCGCATCGTCATTGATGACGGAGCTGAAGATGTACCTCGCCGGAGGGGTAGCGCAAGTAGGGGCACCGCAGATTTCCCAGTAGGTGTCGAACGACGCATTGCCTCCGTCCTCGATCAACCAGTCGTGGACTGCAAGGTCTTCGCCGGTCGGGAAACGGCCCTCAATAACAGAGTCGCCGAGGAAGGTGTTGTTGATCGTGCCGGTACCATCGAGGATGTACATGTCATCCACGTTGTGTGCGTTGTTCCGGTAGGCGAACTCCGCCACGTCGGCCCCCGCCAACCCAGAGTCAGCGGTGTTGATAGGACCAGCGTCAGTGAGGATGACCTGCGTGTTGTGGCGCAGCTCATACGACCCCGCCACAGGGTCGATGGTCACCTGGAACTCGAAGTAGTGCCAGTTCAGTGCGGTGAACTTGCCAGCATTGCCGACGCTGCTCGTGCGCCCCAGCTCAGTGGCGCCACGCATGATGACCCACTCGAACGTGTTTTCTCCTGCGACCTTTTCCCACTTGAGGCTGATCTGCTCACTTGTGCCACGCAGCCAGATCAGCGGAAAGCTGTCGGAATCGTCCACGATACCACCCACACCATAGCGGAAGCCGAAGCCGAACGTCCAAGTGTTCTGGAGTGTGAGCGATCGTGTACGTAGAACTGTCGTCGTACCCGCTAGGGCGGACGTGCCGTGAAGCCTGCCTGCGGCAGTAGGCACCGGAGCGGTCAGGACGAAGGAGTACCTCCTGTCCATGCAGGTACCTGAATCGTACGTCTCGAAGCCGTCGAAGAATCTGAGCATGTGTCTATCCTACCCGCCCGTGCGGCCTTGTCTAAGGATGCCGTCGAAATCCGACGCGTTGTCACGCAAGAACCTGCGGAACCCCTCTTTACCGGAGGCCAGCATGGTCTCGAACGTGTCTGTGTCCACCGGGACGCCGACGGCGCCACCTCCGGAAGATCCAACTTCTTGAGCCGCCCCCGATGCGGCACTACTGACCGCTGCGGCTGCGAGGTTGTCGCTGACGAGGCCCCCTGTCTGGAAGCCAGGACCCTTCGACGCATGGCGGACGATGTTCGAGTGCTTGCGCAGGCCGAGCATTCCCTTCATGAGCGTCGGGTCGATGAGGCGCCGGTTGAGTGCGTCCATGACCTGAAGTCCGTAGGTGCGTACGGCGCTGGTGCGCGTCACGAACTCGCCCGGAGTGAGGTACGCCGAGACAGTATCAGAACGCGGCACACCGGGGGGAGGTGTCGTGTGTGGGAGGCCTCCGTGGACGTGGCCTCCGACGGCGAACGCCGAGTAGCGACCGGATCCGATGAAGCCACCCTTGGCCGCCCCGCCTCCTGAAGCAGCTCTAATTGCAGCGATGGTCTGAGCAGTTTGGATCTGGAGGAACGCGATGGTCTGAGCGTTGGCCAAGTCAAGGCTTCGCTGCGTCGTTTTGAAGGTCGCCTCTTGCACCTGTTGCGTCGCCAAGAATGCGGCCTCTTGTGCTTGCTTCTTGGTCTCGTTCGCCGAGTCCAGGAGGAACCTCTGGAGCAGTAGGTTGATCGTCGTCTGGAGGAGCTGCGAAGCGATCTGCTGGAGGATGCTACCTGCGAGCTGCTTGAGGTTCTCCCCGAACTTCTCGCCGATGAAGTCACCGTTCTCGTCGAAGGCGCCGACGATCGCGCCGACGAGCTGAGAGCCCAGCCCTTGTGTGAGCGTGCCCAGAACGCCCGACACGAGCCCTTCGAGCTCCGTGGCCACAGTTCCAAGCGACTCTCGGAACGCCTCTACACCAAGTCCTGCGCCCTCCAGCACGCCGCCCTCGGCGCGGATGCGCGCGATCTCCCGCTGACGCTCCAGTTCGGCCAGCGAAGCAGCAGCATTCTGGTCTTCGAGTGCGAGCTTCTGTTGGAGTGCGACGACCTGAGCCTGCACTGCCAGCGTCTGATCCTCCTTGGCCTGGAGCTCCTCGATCGCGAGAAGAGTTGCACCACGCTGGAGATTGGCCTGCACCTGCTGACGTGAGACCTGCGCATCCAGGTCGGCCAGTTGCCTGCGCTGGGCTGACCCGATGGCCCCGAAGTCGGAGGCCTGTCGTTGGAGGAGCCTGGTCGAGATGGCCAGCTCAGAGTTACCAGCTCGGATCTGTTCGACCTTCCGCTCCTCTGCACGGACGAGGGCCTCGTTGGCCAGGACGATCTGACCGAGCTTCCGTTCGGCCAGCAGTAGCTCGGCGTTGGTCTGAGCTTCAAGCACACGTTGCTGCGCCTTCAGCAGGTTGATCTGCTCGGTGAAGAACCGCTTGCGTTCTTCCCCTCGTGAGCTCTCGCGGCTGGCGTCGAGTTCGTCGATAGCAGCTTGGATCTTCTGTCGGGCGAAGTTGCCCTCGCGCCGAAGGCCGCTGATCTTCTCGCGCTGTAGGAGAATGGCGAGACGTGCTTGGTCCGTCTCGGTGGCGGTGAGCGTCGCGATGTTGCTCTTCTGGATCCCCTGGATGCGGAGCTGCGCTGTGGAGAGGCGGAGCGCCTCCAGACGATCTTGCTCTTCCTGCGTGACCTCCTCGTCGGGAGGCGTGAAGGTGATGCCACCCGATGCGATATCAGCCTGGTTCTCCGCGATCCGCGCGGTGATGCGCTCGATCTCTGCTTCCTGATCCTTGCGCCTCTGAGCCAGTTCGTCGATGCGCCTGAGAGTGGCCTCCACATCCTCATTGTTGGCGAGTTGCTCTGCCGACAACTCAGCGAGCTCCTTGTCGATGTCGCGCAACTCGCCCCGACTCTCGGCCAGGGCGCGATCATTCACGATGGCAGCCGCGAGGGCTGCGTCGATCTCGGCGGCCAGCTTATCGGCCCCGACCAAGTCGAGGACGCCCGCGTTGACGGCTGCGGCGAAGCGGCCGAGAGATTCACCCACGCGACCAAGGAAGCTCTCTCCTGATTCAATGCCCAAAGCCTCACTGAGTACGATGCCCAGCTTCTTCGCTTCGAGTGTGGCGTTCTTGATCTCGTTGATGAACCCACGCGCCACCAGATCAGTGCTCTGACCGATGGTCAATTCCATCCCGAGCAGGCTCTCCAGCAGCGGGTTGGCCGCCACCAGAGCGATCCCGAGCCCCGCGGCCAGGAGGTTGGTGAACGAGGCTACCCGGGCAGCGGCACCTGCGGCCAGGTTCATGTTCGCAGCGGCCGTCGCAGCGGACGTAGCAGCCGCGGACGTAGCGACTGCCGCAGCACCCGTCGAGGTGGCCGTCGCGGCAGCAGCAGCGGCTGTGACCTGCTGAGCGGCCCTCCAGCGCAAGACCTGGATGGGGATCGCTGTGATGAGACCTACGATGGGGCTCAGCAGCCCTCGGATGGCAAGGAAGGAGAGCTGGAGCCGAAGGACGATCGAGAGGACCGGGCCGAACTGGGTCAGCACGCGCAGCACCACGGCCGCGACGGATGCGAAGTCGGTCAGGCCTCGGACGATGCCGGGCAGCAGCTCGAAGAACGCCACCAAGGCCTCGCGCGCCACCACGCCGAAGGACCTGGCCTTGTCGCCGATCTCCGAGAAGGGGAGATCGGTCAGGCCGACCTTGATCTGAGTGATGACCTCTGCGACCGCATCGAACACCTCTGTGGTCGCAGCCAATGCGTCCGGGTTGATGCTGATGTCGCCCGTCACCTCGTCGAGCACGAGGAACTGGTCGATGAGAGTCTGGAGCGCGTCCGTCAGCTCGACGCGAAGCCCGGCGCTGGCCTGGGCGGTCAGCTCCTGGAAGACACCACGCAGACGTGCGAACGTACCAGTGAGGGTCCTGGAGACGTTCTCGGCGGTGGCCCCGAAGGTAGCGAAGCGCTCCTCCAACACCTCGGCGAGATTCCCCGCCTCCCGTGCGTTGCGAATGGTGTCAGGTGTGATGCCGAGCGCCGTCGCAATCCGCGTGGTACGTCCGGTGATGTTGCCCGTGAGCAGCGCGCGGATCTCCTCCGAGAGTTGGTTCAACGGGACACCCAGGGCTTGCGCGGCCTGGGTGACTCGAATGGAGAGCTGTTCGATCTGCTCCAGTTGAAGTCCGGCATTGAAGCCGGGCGCCACCGCGACCTGGAAAGTCTTGAGCAGCTCGTCGAAAGTGGCGACCGTGAGCAGGGACTCCTTACGGAGACGCTTGACCGATCCTTCGGCCACCAAGAACGCTGCGGGCAGCGCTTCGACAGGATCCACCAACTGGCCGAACTCATCGCGCGCATCCGCCACGGCCGCGATCAGGCCACCGATACCGATGGTGGACTGGTCAATCTGCTCGCCGAACCTCACGCCCCCGGAGATGAGGCCGGAGAACGCGCTCGCGACCTCACGAGCGATGGTGAACGCAGCCAAGACGCCGAAGAGGCGCCGGAAGGTGAAGACAGCACGGCTGGCGGTGCTGTTGGTCTCCCGCAGCTCGCGGTTGAGACGCTGAGCATCTCGGATGCCCTTCGCATCAGCGCGGGCCTTGGCCGCGGCAGCGCGGGCCTGTGTGGTAGCGAGGCGCCGCTCCACTGCTTGCTGTTCGGAGACCGTGCGAGCCTGCGCACGTTGGGCACGGCCCAGACGACGGAAGCTGCGCAGGCGCCTGCGAACCTCTGCTGCGCGCTCCCTCGCGGCCTGGCGCTCTACCTCTTGAAGACGGCGGATCTCCTCCGCTCGCCCCTGTGCTGCTGCGCGCTCCTGCGTCGCTTGATCCCGAGCGGCCCTTGCCTGCTCTGCTGCGAGACGACGCCCCTCAGACTGCTGCCGGTTGGCATCGCGGGCCTGGGCACGCTGAGCGCGGCCGATGCGCTTGAAGTTGCGCAGCCGTGCGCGGACCTCTGCCGAGCGCTCAGTGGCAGCCTTCCGCTCAGCCGCGGACGTGCGCGTGGTCTCACGGACCTGAGCGCGACGGGCACGAGCCAGACGCCGGAAGTTGCGGAGGCGCCTGCGGGTCTCCTCAGAGCGCTGGCGGGCGGCCTGTCGCTCGGCGCCGGACGTCCTGGCAGTCTCACGGCTCTGACGCCTGGTCTCCTCTCGGACACCTCGCGTAGCGCGCTGGACCCCCTCCAACTCCTCGCGCAGTTGAGAGGTTTCCCCCGCACCAGCAGCGAGCTCACCCTTGAAGTCCGCGAATGCTTCGCGCGACTTCTTCAGTTCATCACGGAATCGGCGCAGGGTCTGGAACGTCTGTCCAGACCGCACGCTGATTCCGTACCTGAGTTCGCCTCTGTCTACCGCCATTAGAATCCGTCTCCGAAGAGCTTGATGAAGTCGTTGAGTTGGTTCGCCTCGCCCACGTCCTCGACGCCCGACTTGGTCAGGCCGTTCCAGCCCGCAACCCACTTCTTCATGTTGTCATGGCGACCTTGCGCTGCGATCATCATCGTCCACGCTCGCTCAGTCTTGTCGAGGTACTCAAGCCGGAGGATCGACTCGAACAACTCATCGAATGTCTCATGATCCAGGTCGAGGACGGCGTCCAGGCTCCAGCCTGTGTTGGTCACCATCCTCAGCACGCAATCCACCATCGTCTGTAGGCTTGCGTCTGGATTCGCTTCTGTTACTCCGGTACCGCGTCCTCGTTCTCGTCGCTGCTCATCGGTGAGTCGTCGTCCGTGAACGTCTCGGGAGTATCCGAGGGAGGCGCCACGCTCGTCATCATCTCGTTGATGCGCTCCCTCAGCATCTTTCCCAGGTCACCGAAGAGGGACGTGTTGGCGGCCATCAGGCCCTTGATGAATTCGACGAACGTAGGGAGGTCCATCTCGTCGGCATCGACGAACTGTGTGACCTGTTCATCGGTAGGCTTGGCCGGACAGTCATCGCGGAGTGAATCCATGATGATGCGACCAACCAACATGCGGGCTTCGTCGTTGAAGATGGCTTCGACGGCGGCTGCGTAGGTGGACTCGCGCTTGTCTGCGCGGTAGCGCGCCATCTCAGGTGAGACAGGTCGCTGTGCGCGGGACACGGTACCGTCGGGCGAGATTTCTTCGAGCACCTCCTGGTCCTGAGCCTTGGCCGACATGATAGCCGAGAGCGCGTTGGTGATGGGCGTCACGATCGCGCGCATCTCGCCCGTGATGATCTTGCCGATGCGTACAGGATAGAAGTTGAAGCTCTGGCCGCCGATCGTTTGAAGGACTGCCTTCTTGCGCAGGGCGCCGAGCTTGGAGAGGATCTGCATGGTGTGTAGGTGTGTTTCAGGTTGAAGATGTCGTAGGGGTCAGGACGTGAATCCTGACCCCTGAATCCTACCACGAGTTCTTAGCCGATGGCCTTGGAAATCGTGAGGGTCGGGCTGCCAGACAGCTTGGAGTTGCTCTCCGCGACGCCCGTGAGGGTCATCTGGGTGAGCTCGTCCGAGACCGGGCTGAAGTCGCCGTCGCCCAGCAGAGCGACGGAGTGGAACTCCATCTCGACCTGCTCGTTGCCGTTGTTGGCGTTCTCGACGATGGCCTTGACCGCGAAAGTACGCTGACTGGCCGCCAGCGCATGGACACGCTCAATGGAAGCCGGAGCAGCCACATCCGCAGCCAGGGTGACGTCCACTTGAGCACCCGCGATGACGAGGCCAGAGTTGGGGCCGCCCGTGTGGAGCACCAGCAGACCCATGGTAGCGTCCAGCTCGTAGTCGCCGGTGGGGGCCACGCCTTCGATCAGTGCGGCGACACCGATCTCGACGGTGACCAGGGACTGGTTGAGCCCGAGCGCTCTCACGCCGGTGGCCGTCACGAAGATCGGGTACCAGCAGTTGAGGGCCAGGTTCGTGGTGAGCGCGTACTTCGCGATACCGGCGACCGCGGGGTTGGCCGGGTTGTCGGTCGTGCCGCTGAAGAAGATGCCCACGTTCTCGTGGTTGATTTCTTCGAGCGTCAGAGACAGGTTCAGCGTCTGTTGGATGACCAGGCGTCTGTCGATCTGAGCGCCGCCGAACTGAGTACAGAGACTCGCGCGGTGGGTCAGCTCTTCGACGTCCACGGACACCGAGAACGCCGGGGTGTTGCCGAGAGGGCGGTAGCACGTCGGAAGGCCAGTGGCACCGTCCAGTTCCGACACGAACACGCACGCCCTGCCCAGCAGGTAGTCGGTCTTGTCCGGCTTGCCGGTGGTATTCAGTCCGAGCATTGTCGTTTCTCCTAAAAGGGGATGTTAGAGGGAACTGAGCTCGGCCAGCAGCCGATACGTGACTCGCGTTCCTTGGGAAGATTCACTCTCAGGCGGGTGGTTCTCGACCACGTCCACCAGTGAGATCGTCACTTGTTGATCCAGCTCTTCATCTCTGAGGATCAGAATCGGATCACGCATCATAGCGTCCTCGAAGCCGTCGAGGGACACTGTTTGGTCGAAAGCAATGAGGGCCGTCCAGATCCATTCGGCCCTGTCGAACAGCGGGCCACCGCAGCTCTTGTTGCGGGAGGGTACGAAGCTCCTCGTGAGGCTCCGAACCAGAATGGTCTTGGCCTTCTTCGAGTTGGAGTGCCACGTCTTGCGGCGGCCGTCCTTGTACTTGACCTGCGAGAAGCGATGGTCGGCGATGCGCTCCTTGATTGCGTCGTGGACGCGGTCGGTCAGAGGCTGGCGAAGCTCCGGAGCTTCACGCTCAGGCGGGAAGATGCTCACGACGGATCTCGGTTGCCGAGGTTGATCTCGTCGAAGCGCACCGACGGCAGCGTGAAGTTGCCGAGGAACTTGAGGGCCTCGGGCCAGGCGCTGCCTGCGGGCACGCACACGGAGTCAGGCGTGCCGTCGAAGGACTGCACGGTCTCGGCCTCGCCGATGCTTGCGCAGCCGCTGACAAACACGTAGAGCTCCTCTACCTCACGCTCACAGCGCTTGAGGAACTGCATGAGGTCGAGGGCGTCCATCTGCCTCCAGACACCCTGGTCGTTGAACTCCTGCTGGGCATTGCCAGAGGCGTCGGCGAACAGTGTCTGGAGGCGCGGAAGTAGGTGGCACCACACCCACTTGGATTCGAGCACCTTGGCCGCGAGGCGTCGGGCCTCAAGCTCCGTGGTAGGATCGTCCGTAGGGACCACCGCTTGGAGATTGGCCACGACCGTGAATCCAGCCCGCTGTATCAGCCACACCTTGAAGGCGCGCACTTGATCTTCGATCACGCACTGCACGTCGGCGCACTCGTCGGCACCAGAGAGGCGCACGCACGACTTCAGCTCGTCGAGGTCAGTGTGGAACAGCGGCTGGATTTCCATGAGGTCTAGCCCACCTGTGAGTCGGCCGAGGCCTCGTCGTCTTCGAGGGGATCGTCTTCTCCGGAGTCGGACACCTCGCCAGTGCCGAGATTGACTTCGACCTCGCGCTCCGCTTCACGCTGCGCTTCGGAGGGGTCGATGCCTGCCGATGCTTGGTCGGCCTCGATCTTGTCGAGCGCGCCAAGGATCTCACCATCACGGCCGGAGCCGTTCAGGCTGGCCTCCAGATCGACGGTGCTCTCACCTGAGCCGCGCTGGCCCACGATGACCTTGGTCGGCGCATCGTAGCGCGCGAGAGGGTCGGAGCCGCCGAAGCGCGCGTACCCACCATCGAGCAGCATCTCAATGTGCTCTTCGGACATGTCTTCGGTGGGGATCGGCTGGCCGGGCTTGATCCTCTGGCCGGGCTGCCACAGGTCGGAGCCTTTGGCGTCCTTCCCGATCTTCTTGTTGGGAGTCATCACTCCGGTGACTGCGATGAGGGTGAGGTGTTCCATGGTGGCGGGTTCCTTGTGTAGGTGGGGGAGGTTGGAGGCGGGGACTCTGTGTCCCCGCCTATCTTATCACTTCAGGAGGTCTAGGCGACCACCTTCACCGAGACGACTGCGCCGGGCCGACGCATGATCGGCAGCGGGCGCGAGTGGACCAGGATCTGCTGCTGACTCGGGTCGGGCGTGCGCCACGACTTCGAGAAGCGCCGACCAACGATGTTGCCACCTTGGTCGTTCGCGTCCAGGTCCGGGATGCCCGCGTAGTACATGATGTGCTGCGCGGACGGGCTCGTGTTGATGAACTCGGCGTAGTCGGTCCGGATGAGCGGCTCGCTCACGCCGTTGACTTCGACTTCGCGGGTGTACGCCCAGAAGTCGATGCCGAAGAGGTTGCCCAGGGGAAGGGCGCCGGACTCCGAGATGTCCTGAGTGAGGTCGAGGCGACCCATGCTCATGTTGCGGATGTCCAGAAGATCCCGGATGCTCTGGTCAGCCAGGAGTCCGTCGCAAGCGGCGGATCCCAGGACGCAGATCATCGGGTTGAGGCTCACCTCATCGTGCATGACCCGACGCGCCGTACGCACGTCGTTCAGCGGGAGCGCTCCGACCTGGCCCCAGAAGGTGCCGACCGTGAACGTGTTGCCCGCGGGCTTGTTCATGTTGATGGTGTAGGCCGCCTCGTCCGGAGTGGAGTACGTGATGACTCCGCGGATGGCCTGCGCGGCCAGCCACTCTTCGGCGTTGGTGACCTCGTCGTTGAGGCTCTGGAGCTGGAGTGCGACCTCGCGGGCCGCGGCCTCCGACTGGGTGGAACCGTCCGCGAAGATCGCGTCCCCGGCGTGGCGCCGGAAGAGGAGATCGCAAGCGTCCAGGGGACGCTTGATGCGGATGTTCGGAGCGGTGAACGTGACCTCGGTCTCGCTGTAGCCGCCGCTCATCACCGCTTCGGCGCACTTCTCGACGAAGGGCGCGACTTTGCGCGCCTTCCGCTGTACGCGATACACGATGTTGTCGGTGGCCAGTTCTCGGGTGTTCGAGAAGATGGTGTTCACCAGGTAGGATGCCGGAGACTTGAACTCGTTGACCATGTCGGTCAGTGAGTACCACTCCAGGACTTCGGGGAGCTGAGCCATAGTATTTGGTCCTGCTTTTGGGGTAGTGGGGAACGGATGTCAGGTAGTCCGGAGACTACAGGCTGACGTCCGCGAGGCCCTGGACGTGGAAGCCGCGACTCTTGAGAGCAGCGGTACGGAGGGCGGCGTCCAGGTCAGCCTGGAGTTGGCCCATGAGGGGGACGTCGTCGCGGTGGAGCTGAGCCTCGGTGGCCAGGACTCCGAGCACCTCACCAGCAGCGCTGGTTTGGATGCCGACGTGATCGACGAACGCGACGATCGCCGCGGTGTTATCCCACACCTCGTAGGTGCCGGGGGTCAGAACGACCTCCTGCATCGGGGTGAGGACGTCGAGCTTGGGAGCCAGCGCGTCGGCTGCGATCTTCGCGGACTTGTTCCGGAAGGTCACGAGACGCTTCGAGGAAGCGAAGGGCCGAATGCTGCCACCCAGGTCTTTGTTCTGAAGAGCCATTCTTCTGTTCTCCTGTTAGGGGGTAGGGGTTGGGGGAGGGAGCGGCTGCCGACTACTTGGTCGGCTGACGACGGCCCTGGGAAATCAGGACACGGTTGGCCGTCTCCTTCGCGGACTTGCGGATGCGCGCGACCTTCTCGGCCGCGGTCTCGTTCGGGTTGCTCTCGTCGGTGTCCTGGTTGGACGCCTTCGACAGCTCCTCGACACGCGCCTTGGCGATCCGCAGCTCACGCTGGTCTTCGGTCTCGCCAGCCGGAGCGCCTTCGAGCTCGGCCTGCTTAGCGAGGTGGGCTTTCCACTTCACGAGGTCGGCGGGGTTGCTGAAGTCCAGGCTCGCCTTGAAGATCGCGACCTCGTGGGCCTCGATGTCCTTGAGCGACTCGGGATCGCCTGTGAACTTGATGACCTCGACTTTGTCCTTGTCAGGATCTTCGACTTCGTTGAGCTTGGCGACGGCAGTCGCGACCTCTTCGACCTTGGCGACCACGGGGGCCAGTGCTTTCGCGATGGCTGCGGCCAGTTTCTCTTCGTCCATCTTGTTCTCCTTGGGAGTAGACGTGCCCAGCCGATCGGCGAAGGCTTCGGGGAATGCACCGGACTTGGACACGGCGCTTACGAGCGCCGAGCCGTACATGGAAACTCCGTTCCACACACCCGTCCGATACGGTGCGCGGAGTCTCTCGGAGTTGAGCTTCAGTACGACGGCCCATGAGCCTGTCGCGTCGATCTTCTCACCGTCGATGACGACGTCGTTGAATCGTTCGTCGCCCTTCTGCACGATGAAGTTCTGGCAGAGGTGTGCTTCGTCCTTGTCCACTGGTTCGCAGTCGTGCATCACGTCGATGCCGGAACCCTTCATGAGCAAGGGGTAGGCGTTGCATGCGTCGAGGATCTCTTCCTTGCTTGCTGCCTGCCCGTCAGTGTCGGCGACCTCGGGGATGTAGACCAAGCTGGTGAGGTAGCCCTCTTCGTCGAGCTTGGCGATGGTCTGAAACTCACGGAGCTCGTTGCCCTCCGCCGACTTGAAGACGGCCTGCACTTTGTTCGCCGGATCCGTGACCAGAGAGATGAGCGAGATGCGGATCTTGCGTAGGCGCTCAGTGATTTTCGTAGCCAAGGTGGGACCTCCAGGATTTCGACGAATGGGGCAACGTCGTGTCGCGACAGTGGTACACTACCTGGAAGTGGAGGTGCATCAGCGCCTTTCTTGAGAAAAAGTGCCGGAACTGATACCCCTATCAGATCCTACCCCAGAAACCCTACGCGAGCCGTCTTTTCGGCCACCGCGGATCCCTGGAGCCCCCGATGTCAGAAGCACCCGCGCGCACGAAGCGCCCCGCCAAATCCCAAGTCAGGCAACCCCGTGCACGCCGTCAGGCCGAGGCACAGATGGTCGAGCTGTTCCGCCGAGGTCACGACCTCTATCCGAAAGTGGGCGACGAAGACGAGGGCATGCACGAGGCCATGATGGCCAAGAACGTCGGGCTCGAAGAGACGTCGCGTCAAGGCGTCGCAGCCGGACGAAAGGCGCACCCGTTCGCACTCAACCGAGCAGCAGAGTTCAAGGCGATGAACCCTCACCACTCCGCGTGCATCGACGCGAAGAAGGTGAGCATGGTCGGACTCGGCCACGAGAAGGAGACCGTCTCCGACAAGCTCGACCCCCTCTGCGCGATCTCATGGCAGCACACGCTGCTGCAACTCGGGGAGGATCTGGAGAACACAGGCAACGCCTACCTGGAAGTCATCCGCGAAGATCCAACCAAGGCGAACTCTCCCATCGTTGGTCTCCACTGGATGCCGTCGCGTGACGTGTGGATCCACATCGAGAACGCACGCTACCAGATGCACTTCCAAGTGTTCGATCGCGGCAGCCGCACGAGCACAGGTGGGGTGGACCGGCGCTTCTCGAAGTTCGGTGACCTCACTGGGCCCAAGGGCTTCTTCGACCGTCACCCGGCCGTCAAGCCGGACGTGACCTCCGAACTGATCCACTTCATGGAGCCGTCGAGCCTGTCGCGCTTTTATGGTGTGCCCAACTGGCTCGCGGCCATCGCCTACGTCGAGCTGGCCCAGTCGATGGTGCAACACCAGTTCGACTTCCACCAGAACAGAGGTGTGCCGGAGTTCATGCTCTTCATCCTCGGCGCGCGTCTGAAGAAGGAGGACTGGAAGAAGGTCACCGATTCGATGAAGGCGCAGATCGGCGCGGGCAACTCCTCGAAGTCGATCGCGCTCAACATCGCGAACCAGGACATCACCGTCCAACTGGAGAAGCTCGCGATGGACGCGGCCATCGATGGTGAGTTCTTCCAGAACATGATCCAAGCGCTGTCGATGTCGATCGTCAGCGCACACCGTGTGCCCCCGAGCCTGGCTCAGATCCTGATCCCCGGCCGGATGGGCGCGATGAACGAGGCGAGCTCGGCCATCGTGGCATTCCAGGGCCTGGTGATCGGCCCCAAGCAGGCCATCTTCGAGAGCGCGCTCGGGTGCACCCTCGGCAATGCGGCATTCAACGGCGGCCTCGGCCTCGGCAAGAAGGACTTTGCCTTCCAGACGGTGGTGGATGAGATCGCTGAGGCCATGCAGAAGCTCGCGCCCATGAGCACGATGCAGGGCATGCGTCAGGAGCTACCCGACGCGGCGCGCGAGGGCCGCGACCTGAACCAAGGTCTCAAGAAGGCCATCGCGAAAGGCGAGTGGTCGCCCGAGACCGCCCGCAGCTTCATGGCCTGGCTCGCGGCCGAGACTGCCTAAATGGCAGGCGAGCTCGAACTCATGCGTGACATCGGGCGCCTCCTAGCAGAGGCCGCCCGAGAGCAGGCACGCCAGAACCTGCTGGTGCTCGCTCAGGACTCCAACAGAGCACGCGCGATCAGGAACGACCTGGACATCATCTTTCTCTCCGAGAGCGAGGAGGCGGTCGATCTGGCCGTCCAGACGGAGTTCTACTGGGCGCTCTACTACCACGACGGGCGTGGGCCGATCTCATTCGAGGCGAAGCCTGGCCGCTTCATGGTCTTCTACGCGGACCCGAAGGAGGACCCGCGGACCGTCGGAGGTACCGACTACCCGAGGCGCGTCTCAGACGTGCGTCCGCTGCGCTTGGGCAAGGGCGAGTTCCGCAGGTTGCTGGACTCCGGCAGGCTCATCGCGGTCAAGCGCGTGGGGCCCGCTGACCCTCACCCGTTCTTCGAGGTCGGCATGCGCAACGCGAGCCGACGTGCGAGCCAGGCGATCCTCTCGGCGTTCGGCGCGTTCGTGCGCCGTCAGCTCGAAGATGACGACTTGCTCAACCCACCGATCGACGTAGCCGTGTTCGAGCTCTAGCCTTCGCGTCCAGCTCACGCTTGAACAGCGGGCCGTAGGGATCTAGGGCCCAGGCCGCTATGCCGATTGCGTCGATGACATGCGTCCGCATGGATTTCAGCAACTTCCCCGCGCCGGGGACGAACTCACCACCCGGGAAAGCGGCCGAGTGGATGTATCGGAGCTCGGCGTCGAGGCCGTACTTGCGTAGGATCCAGGCCTGCTTGTTCTTCTTCTCCATGGTCCCCTTCCACTCGGTTGGGGTCGGAGTCAGGAGGTGATCCGCACGCAGGCTGAGAGTTGCGCTCACACACATACCTGCGATGGCTTGCACCGCCAGGATCGAGTTCGGGTTCTTCTCCGTGTGTGAGGGGCGCAGGTGCATGAATTCGATGGCCACGATGTCAAGCTGGTCACGCTGGATGCCTAGACGGTATTGGCACATGCTAAGATCCAATTCGGCTGCCATAATGGCAGTCCGGTCGGATGCCAGCCGCCCCTTGGCCCGCACGATGCCGACGTTGAGGATCTCGATCTCGGAGCCCCTCCGTTCGAGGAGCGCCCAGCCGGTGCTCTTGGTGTCCGGGTCGATGCCCAGCGCCAACGTGCTAGTAGCTGAAGTTGACATCGTAGACGGTATCGAACATGCGCTCGATGTAGAGCTCCTCCGAGTCCTCCTTGCGTTTCAGCTCCCAGATGGAGCGCTCTATCGCAAGGGCGAGGACCACTTCGGCTTGCGTGCCCTTCGAGGCCCGCCAACCAGGCAGGAGCACGACGGCTTCGGAATTCATGATCGCGGCGAAGTCCCACTCGAAGGCTTCCTTCAGCGAGAACACGTCCACGTTGTCGGGGTGGTCACACGGCAGCGACGGGTTGAATCCAACGCTCAGGTCTTTCTCGGCGGGGTTGTGCACGAAGTGTGAAAGGTCGCGGAGGTGGATGGCGGCCTCCATGAAGGCCGGGAAGTTGTGCAGGGCCTTGCCCCTCATAGGGCCAGCGAGGTAGATGTGCATGATGGTCACCCTTCGGTGCGTTCTTCTTCAGTGAGGTAGTTCGGGAGGTCGTTCAGTTCGGCTGGCAGGTTGCCGCGCTCGATCTGGTGCTCGACGTGCATGATGCCTGCGATGTTCCAGCGGGCCGCAGCCAGATGGTCTTCGTCACGGTAGCCCATAAGGTGCTTCGTCAGGTGGCGCATGGCGCAGTCGAGGAAGACAGACAGGGGCTGCCCCTTCTCCCAGTTGCGCGCCTCGTACTTGATCGCGCCACGCTCGTAGAGCTTCGCGTCACGGAAGAGCGCGATGGGAGAGAGGAGGTCGAAGCGCCCCTTGCCTGTCGCGCCGTCGCGTACAGAGCCAGTGGAGAATGTTCGACGGGTGCCGGAGTCTTTCGTGATTGCGTCAGTCATGGTCGCTCTGGTTGGTTGATGGAGAGCAGCAGAGGTGTGGGACTCGAACCTCACCCCGCGCGAGTTACAGGGTATTGCACTCACCCTCTCTCGACCTATCGGTGCCCTCACATCCACTGTGCCCGCGGACATCGCACCTTCTGCTGCACATTCAATGTACCCCGAACTCGTCGAGAGTCAAACGGTCCGGGTAAAAAGGGGGAGGCCGATCCCCTCGCCAAGGATCGGCCTCCCAGCTCAACTCAACATCGCCTGCACTCGACGTTGAGGAGCTAACCTATTCGCTGCGCGCCGGGGGAGACTGTCGCCACTTGGGTCTGTGTGTTGGCCGTCTCTGCTGTCGCGCACAGTGATAGTAGCACTGTGCAGGGCTCAGGTGTAGTGAATCCTGTGAAAGTTCAGGACGCGATAGGGGTAGCAGGTTCGGGCTCAGTGACCACGAGCTTGCCGTCCTCGTCGAAGGTCGGGTCGGCGTACTTGTCCCACTTCCGCATGAGCACCTTCTCGGTCTTGATGTTGACGTCCGGGAGGATGGCGCGCATCGCTTCCTCCATGAGCTCGCCCACTTCCTCGGCCACCTCGGCCGCGATCTCTTCCGGCGCCTCGCCGAGGATCTCGTCATGGATGAAGTCGAGCCCGAAGAAGCGCGCGAGGAGTGACCCGATGCGGGACTCCATCATCACGCGGATGACCGCGAGCTTGGCGCCTTCCGCACTGGGCGTCTGCATCGACTTGCCGTTGCAGCACGCGGTGTAGGAGCACCCTGCGCGGTGCATGCCGAGCGGGCTGGTGTAGCAGAAGCCTTGGATCGGCTTCGTCTGCCCATCGTCCTCCTCACGCTCACCGATGACGCCGTTGCGCGGGTCCTTCATGTTCGCCTGGACATGCGTGTAGTACCCACGCATCTCGAACGTGTCGAGCCAGATGTCCTTCAGCTTCATCGCCAGCGCGAGAGCCTTGGTCTTGGGCGTCCACTCGAAGTCGTCGGAGGCGATGCCGTAGGCTCTCGTCGCTTGCTTCAGCAGGGCGGGCGTGACCTCGAACTCCATACTGTCGGCGATGTCCATCAGGTTCACGCCGTAGCCCTTCTTGGCCAGGCCGATGAACGTCACCGCACCGAGCCCGCCAGGGTAGCCGAGCCCGACAGGCTTGGCGAACTTGCGCCACCACTTGAAGAAGCTGCCTGTGGAGCCGTCAGGCAGCGCCACCTCCTTCATGGACGGATGGCCCTTCAAGGACATGAACGCCTCGTACAGCTCGTCTCCGGTGGTCAGGTTGGCCTCGTCGCACGTCGCACGGAAGTCCGCGTCCAGCTCGTAGGCCATGCGCGCAGCCAGGAAGGCGTGCAGGTCGTCGCCCGCGTTGATGCGGTCGGCGTGCACCGACTTGCCGAACAGGTCGAGCATGGTCTGCCCAACGGCGCCGAGCTCCAACGTGGAGTAGTCGATCGAGATCAGCACCATGCCGTCGCGGGCTCTGTAGCACGGGCGGATGAGAGGGAAGAGGTTTTGCCCGTTGGCGCTCGGGTAGAGCCGGTTGGCGAAGCTCGACGTGCGTCCTGTCTCCAGCAGCGCACGGAACGGGAAGTGGACGACGTCGGCCGTCTCACCCTCCCACTGCATGCGAGGGATCTCCGTAGTCACGAGCTTCTGCAACGACTGCCGATGCTCGTACGCCTCCATGCGCACGTCCACCTCAGCCAGGTCGGCAACCACCTCGCTGTCGGTGCAGGTAGCGCCCTTCTTGGTCTGCTTGATCTCGATGCCATGCTCGATCGAGATTGCCTCGACCAAGCCCTTGAGCACCTTCATGTCCTTCGACGACTCAACGGCTGCCTTGAATTTGATCCCGTTCGCTTCGAGGAGCTCTTGAAAGGGAGCCCAGTCCTCCGGCACCTCGTCGATCTCCATGAGTTCGAGCGCCTTCTTGATCGAGCGCACGTAGGGCTGCGCAGGCTCACCGCGGCGCAGGATGCCGCAGTCGTAGAGGGGGCCGAGCTTCTCAGGACTCAGCTCGTGCGCGATCAACGCCTTGGCCTTCTCGACCTCCGCGGGGTCCACCTTCATCCCACGGATGGTCATGAGGAACAGGGAGAAGTCGGCAGCCGTGTGGAAGAACTCCGTGTCGAGCGAGGCCGGGCCTTTGTCCGTGCGCTTGCGCGCCTCTTGCGCCATGTAGACCCGGTACGTTCCCTCGGCGTCGTCCTCGGCGTACTCGCGCGCCTCCCCCGGATAGTCCTTGCTCTTCCAGCCGTCGAGCGTGTGGTAGTTCAGGCGCCACACGTCATCGCCCTCTTTCATCGCCGAGCGGTCGATGCCGAGGTAGAGGGTCTCCAACGTCGCGAGCGAGTAGCTGAGCTTCTCGGTCGAGCCGTCCGGCAGCCGCACCATGTCGAGCTTGCCGTGCGTGCTGAGGTTCAGCAGTTGCTCTCGCAGCTTGGTGTCGGTGATCTCTCCGGAGAGGAGCTTGTCCCACACCATCTGCTCCAGCTCAGGGTAGGTGCCGACAATGACTCCGAGATCGTACGCCACGTTGTGGCCGACGAGGATGTGGCCGGGCTCGAAGAGCGTCTTCAGGAAGTCCACGCAGGTGTCGTCGCCGTTCGCCACGAGCATGCGCCCGTCCTCGTTGGCAACGGTCACACAGACCATCTTGGGGGCGACGGCGCCGGGGCCGATGAGGAATGTCTCAGTGTCGAAGGCGAGTACGTTCATGACTTAGTCTTGGGCTTGATGATGCCGCCCGGAGTGCGGCCGAAGATTGTGATGAGTGCTCGCAGGGTCGTGTTGTAGAACACGAACGCCACACCGAGCAGGAAGACGAACATGGCCTCGTTCTCAGTGGCCCAGTTCAAGAACTCCATTACTCGAACCTCCAGCCAAGGAAGACGGGAATGCGCGGGGCCTGGCCAGGCTGGCGGCCTCCGGGGTCGGGCTGGTGCTTGATCTTCACTTGCTGGCCGATGTACTTGTACTGGTTGTCCCAGACCTCTTGCTTCATGGCGTCGTCCATCCCAGTACCAAGGCCGAACTCGGCGCCGTCAGGGAAGCGGCAGCGCAGTGCGCCGAGCGTGCCCTTGCCTGTCTTGTTGATGAGGTGCGTCGTGCGCTTGGTGTGCCCGAGCGCGTCTATGTGCGCGATGTTGTCGTTGCGCATCTGCTCCTCGAAGCCGATGACCTCCGCCTCCTCGTCCGCCCAGTTCTTGAGCTTGAGCAGCCACTCAGACCGGGTCGTGGCGCGGCCGAACTTGTAGGGACTGCCGGGGCTACGAATCATCGTGCCCTCGAAGCCCTTGGCCAGGAAGTGTGCATGCAACTCAACGAGCTCCTGCACGCTGACGATCTTCCACTGACGCACGCGGAAGAGCCAGTCACCGGCGTTTCCTCCAGTCAGCTCGAACACCGCGCGCTCCAGCTCTGCATAGCGGCGCTCGAACGCCTGATCGGGTCCGTCTTCGGTCAACAGGTCGAAGGCCGCGAAGCTGAAGTCGGGCTCACCTGTCGAGCGTCGGACCATGCCCGACGTCTCGTTGAAGGGCTTGGTCCAATCTCTCTGCAACAGCTCGCCGTCGAAGCCGTCAGGTAGATGCGCCTCAAGTGCAGAGCGGATGTGGAGGTTCGGGATCGGCTTGAACGTGCGCGTCAAGGCTTGGCCCTCACGCATGACGCAGCGGATGCCATCGAGCTTGGGAGACGCGAAGAGTGGGTAGGTGAGCTGCGAGAGATCCTCGGGAGCTTTACCTGCGAGCATGGGCTTGGTGATGTAGGTCATAGCAGGAACAGGAGTGCGAGTAGGCAGCCGGTGCAGATCCAGGCTGAGGTGAAGGCGCGTTGCTTGAGGTCGTCTGACATGGCGAGAGGGCGAGAGGTCCCGGGGAGCTTGCATTCCCCGGGACCGAGGGATAGGAAAGGGGACTATCCCTCCGTGGTGTCGATGCCTTCGGGGAAGTAGCGCGAGACCACGGCGGGGTCCAAGACCTCGGCGTACTCTGCGGCATCGACCACTCGCTTGCACCACGTCTTGGTGAACGGGCCACCGTCCTTCTTCTCGATCATGACGTTGGTCATCTCGACCACCTCACCAGAGAGGAGCTGAGCTTCTTCGATCTGCTTGCTCTGCTCACCCGTGAGGGAGTCGGCAGGAATGCCGGTCGCATTGGCGAGGAATGCCTTGAAGTTGCCGCGGGCGCTCTTGTACTTGCGCTGGTACAGGAGCGAGACATCCTCGCCGACGATGTTGTGCCCCTTCGGGTCTTCGACCCAGTCCTTGATGTTGCCGGTCTTCGGGTTGACCACCATCGGAACGGCTCCCCCCGGCAGTACCATGAGCACTGTCACGTCGATGGCGGCGTAGTCGCAGCCGTCGGCCTTGGAAGTGCCGGAGCGTAGCCGGTTGATGAGCACCAAGTAGTTGCCCGCGCGAGGGAATGATCCACGCTGCCCCGCAGCCTGCTCATTTTCAAGTTCGTCGTAAAATCCCATGTCCGTAGTTCCTAGTCTTGAGGTCCGATGTCTAGTGGCTTCACGAAGTGTCGCCGGAGGGGCTGCACATGCAGCACCCAGAACATTATAGCCTGGTACCTGACCTGGGGGATGAAAATCCCACAAGCTACGGTGTAGGTCGGCAGCGCCAGCCCCCAGGGCCAGGCCATGGCGTAGCACGTCACGCAGAGCAGCGCAGCAAGCACATCCACCGGGTGGAGTTTCTCACGCACGATCAGGTCCGGCTTGGCGCCGTCGTAGCGCTCGCCGTTGCCGATGTCCTCGCACCTGGCACGAGAATGATCGCACCAGTTCGCGCGGCCTCTGTAGCCGCAGGAGAGGTCCCTGAAGACGCACCCGCAACAGCCTTGCTCCCTCCACTCCTCGGGAGTGGGAGCTTCCTTAGAGGATCCAGCAGTGCCAACCACGAGACGAGCCCAGGAAGGTGAAGGTGGCGAGGCTGATCGAATCGACGGCGGGCGCGGGGGTCATGACCCCGGGCTGACCGTCGTACGCGAAGAGCACCGTACGCTCCTCGGTCTCCGCTTGCTCGTCGTCAGCCAGGAAGCTGATCTGACCGGGGCCTTGTTCCATGGTGAAGGTCATGGCCGCGGCGTTGATAGGGACCTGGATCGTGACAGGCACGGTCTGGTCGGGGTTGATCTGTGCTACGTAGGTGGACATCATATCTGGGTCTCCCATTCGTCACCGAACTTGTCGATGAGCATGGCCCGCTGTTGCGGGGTGAGGGTCTTGGGCGATGCGCCAGAGGCGCGCAAGAATTCCGGCGAGAAGATCGTCGGCATCGGATCGTACGAACTGTACACCATCTTCCGGCGAGATCCAGTTTGGTGCTGATAAACTGCATCGTTCAGGCAGGCGGCGAAGAGCACGTTGTCGTACGGCAGCAGGTTCATGGAGTTGACCGTGACGTGGTCACGGAATCTCTCGACGCCGTTGCGGTGAACCCGGCCGAGTGTCTGCTCTGCCTGCTTAGCGTCGCGGGGCCACTGCACGAAGAGCACTGCCGGTGCCTTCTGGAGGTTCTTCCCAGTGCCGTGGGCCTTGATGCTCGCGACGGTCACTGCATCCGCGGTGCCTACGTCCGGATCGAACTGCGCCTTGATGCGATCGTTCGCACCTGCGGGACAGAACGCAGTGGGTAGGTCGAGCGCCTTGCACTCCTCAGTCACCCACTTCGCGATCTCACGGTGGTAGACCCAGAGCAGGGCTGAACCATGCGACTGGTAGTTGGCCTTGGCCCAGCGCGCAGCGGCCTTGACCTTGTAGTCACTCACGCGCACCACGCGCGAGTCACGTTCGAGCAGGAAGCCGCACTCTTCCTCGGCCTCCTTGATCGCCTCGTGCCAGATGTCGTAACACACGAGCAGCTTGCCTGGCATGTCCTCGGTCTTGCCTTGACTGATCGCCAGACCAACGGCCATGGGAGTGGCGAGGTGTGGAGGGCTGTCCTCGAAGAAGTTGCGCAACTCCTTGGCGTAGAACTGATGGAGCTTGTGTGCGTGGACCGCCAGCTCTAGGGCTCGTTCGGCTTCTGCCTCAGAAATTCGGCGCCGCTCCGAAAGCGCTGGAGCGCCTGGCCATGTCAGCTCGTTGTAGAACCCGGCACCGAGCTCGGTCATCCACTTGAACGTGTGGATGGAGTGCTCGATCTCGTCACCGTTCGGAGTGATGTTGGCCTGCACTCCCTGCATGAGCACGTTCAACTTCGCCCACTCCTCCGTGTCCCGGTCCCAGACCACTTCATAGTTCTCAATCGAGAGCGACGCCTTGATCTCAGAGTCTGGGGATGCGACGACTCCCGGCGCCGAATGCAGCCTCATCTGGAATGCCTCACGGATACCAGACACCGTAGGTTTTAGTATCTTGCGCTTCTCCACCTTGCGCCCAAGCAGCGTGGCCATCTTGCCCTCACGCACTATCTGCCCGTTGGCCCAGTCCACGAGCGGCTCCATCGGCCCAGTCTGATGCTCGCCGGTGATAGCCGCGTCGGCGTCGATGGTCCTCGACCATGCCGTGGCCATGCCCACACTCAAAGGCAGCGGACAGTTGTCGCGGAGCGCGTAGGCGATCAGGTGACGGAAGTCCTCAATCGACTTGGATGTGATCGTGCCAGACATGGCGACGAACTCACGCACGCGATCATCCATCATGTGCTTCCAGCACTTGGTGCGGGCGGTCTTCGGATCGCGTAGGTTGTGGCACTCATCAGCGATGACCAAGTCGGGGTCGATGGCCTCGATCATGGCCAGCGTGTCCTTGAGCGACAAGAGGGAGTAGGGGACGATGTAGCAGGCCGCGCGTCCGGTCTCGTAGCGCTTCCGCCGAGCCGTGGGCGTCAGACCTCCTAGATTCACGAAGGGCACGCTGACGGGCGTGTGGCGGCGCCAGAAGGGGATGTCTGTCTGAGTGAGCTGGCCGACGATATTCGGCTCCAGCATGAGCATGATCTTGCGCAGTCCCTTCCTCCATGCTGCCTCGGCCACCATGATCGAGATGCCGGTCTTGCCCCAGCCGACACCGATCGGGAAGAACCCGCCCGCGACCTGATCGTAGGCGGTGATGGCGCTCGCTTGCTCGCTGAACAGGCAGAAGCCTGCCTCGTAGGGCTCGGCCAACAGCCGCAACCGAGAGATCGCGTCAGTCTCTGCCTCGTCGAGGTTCAGCGAGTAGGGCAGCGCAAGGATGCGCTCGATCTCCCTACGATCAGGGTGCATCTTGCGCTCTGACTTGGAAGTCAGGTGGTCAAGGGGACTGCGCTCCTTGACCACCCGTGCTTGTCGTGCCTCCTTGCGCTTGCCAGCTCGGGAGATGAGATCCTCTAGGCTCATCCCTCCGCAGGAGCCTCGGGGGTCGCGCGCTCGTCCTCCGCGGCCTCGACCTTGGCCATCTCACGGGCGATGGTCTCCCGCTCCTCCTGCGTGGTCTCACGCAAGCGCAGCAGCAGGTCTCCCTCTTCCCTGGAGTCGAGGTAGTCCTTGTCGCCTTTCTTCACCCGCTCCAGCATGTAGCCGGAGCTCGCGCGTTGAAGTGCAGCACGTCCGATGTGCACCACCAGCGACTCTCCCTCGTCGGCGGCAGATGCGAGGATATGAGGTACGCCCTTCAGGATGAGTGCAGCCGTGACCTCCATCGCACGGGCGTTGACGAGACCGACTTCGACCTGAAGAGCTCGGCAGTTCTTGTTGACGGTGTCCACCATCTCGCGGAAGCGATCGTTCTCCTCCTGGAAGTGCTTGATCTGCTGTCCGCGGATCTGGATCTCGCGCGCCTGCGTCTCGATGATGTGGTCCTTGGCCACATCGGTCAGAGGAAGCGGAGGCTTGACCTCGCCACCGTCCTGGAACTCGGGCTTGTCATCCTCGCCCGTGGCGACGCACATCAGGCCATCCCCACGAACACGGCAGATGCGAACGGCTCCAGGGCGGCGGCCAGGGCGCGCACGTCGGGGCTGTTGCTGGTGACCTGCACGATCGCCGGGCCGAAGGTCTCGGCGATGGCCTCGGCCTTGTGCGCGAGCGCGTCCCGTCGCTTGAATGCGTCGAGCGCGTAGTAGCCTGCGCCGGACCACTCTTCAGCGAGCACCTTGCCGTACTCCAGCAGGACTTGCTCCAGGTCGATGCACTTCGCCTTGCCGCGCTTCTGCACGCCATAGATGAGAGTGAAGCCTTGCTTCGGACGGCCCCGCGTGCTCTTCTTCTCGGCCTTGGCAGTCGTGGCTTCGTCCTGGGCCTTGGCTGCGGGCGCGGCTGCTTCCTTCGGAGTCGCGGGCGCAGCGTCCACCTTCGGGACAGTGCGCGCCTTCTTCTCGTCCACCTCGCCGGTGACCTGAATGGTAGCGACGAGCTCCTCCCCCCCTGCGAGGATGTTGATGCAACCTTCGCCGGGTTCGATGCTGTAGCCCTCGGCGCTTGTTCCTGTCGCGGCCTGGCACGGCAGGCATGCGTTGCCCTCCTTGTTGATGCCAATGCCCTTGCAGGCGAGACAGTCAGCGTTGGCCCACGGGGCCGCGCCGATGCTAGCCTCTGTGGTGGGTGCCTCGGGCTCAGCAGCCGGAGCCTCAGGCTCAGCAGCCGGAGCCTCGGGCTCCGCCGCCTTGGCTTCCGCAGGCTTGCCCTTGTTCTTCTTCGCGGCCAGCCTGGCCAGGATGTCGTTGGTAGTCGTCATGGTTGCAGTCTTCGTTTCAACGGTCAGTAGGTGTTGCTCGCTTTGGCGAGCGATGAATGCGCGGTACGACTCAACGGTCTGAGTGCCAGCGCAGATACTCTTGTAGGGGCAGCCGCCGTACTTGCCGCAGGTCCCCTTGTGTTCAGGTCCAGGAATCTTACCCCAGTCATCGGCAGGGATCCCCTTTTTCTTCCACTCAACCATCTTTTTCACGAGCGGGACCACGATGGTGTCCCAGAACTCGGTGAGGTAGGCTGGCGTGACATCCACGTCGGTGAACTTCACGAACGGGTCGCTGTCTTCGTTCGGCTTCGGGAAGTACGCCTGGTTGTGACGCAGCTTGATGGTCTCGGGCGGAGCCTCACCACGCTTGACGTAGTCGGCGATCAGCGCGCAGCCATAGATACACATCTGCAAGTTCTCGGCGAGTCCTTGCGGAGTCTTCATGTAACGAGGTGCGCCTGTCGTCTTGTGGTCCGTGATGCACTGCGGCTCCTGGATGTCGATGAAGCCGATCATGCTGGCTGCTCGATCCGGCAGCACGGGAAGTTGTATCGCGGCCTCGACCACCCGTCCGGGCGTGCGCACCAGCACGCCCCGCTCAACGAACTGCTTGAAGACGACGCGACATACCGCAGAGTCCACCGGCGAGATGCGATCGTCCCACCCTTCGGGGAACGGATCAACCGCCACACCGTTGACTCGCCCGGTGTCGTCCGCTTCGAGCCACCGCTCGCACACCTCATGGAAGACGTCACCCTTCTCGGACTGAGCCTTGGTCGGCTCCTTCAGCTTGTGGCACTTCGCGAACCACCACTTACGCAGACAGTCCTGCGCCGTCTCGCACTGCGAGGGCGACGCGGTGACTGTGTAGGCGAAATCAAACTGATCGAACTTGCGTTTGGCTTGTGACATGTCGTTGTAGGTTGTCGCGGATCTGGTCCCAGTCGAGACCGTACTCGATCGCCGTGCGTTCGAGCAATCCGAGGTCGAGGGTGTGCCAGCGGAGGTTACGTGCCTTCCCGGCGAGAGTGATTCGACGGCCGCGTGTCGCAACTTGCGAGCTGGAGATGTTCCCCAGGCACTTGCCGACGCTGGTCGTGGTCAGGTCCACCTGCTTCCCTGTCTTCAGGGTCATCTGGTGGTAGTGGAGGATGGCGGGCGAAGTGATGTAGATGCCGTGCGCGTCGATGGCCATGGCCTCGCACACAGAGGCCGGGGGCGATGCCATGGCAAGGATGCCGAGCACATTGCCCATGACTTCCTCGGTCTTCCTGTCGCCTGTCCTGAGTCTGTCTGCGAGCTCGTCGAAGCGGGAGTCATCGGTGCCCGACACTAGGAGCCGAGACGAGTGAGGGGGCCCGTACCGCTCCTCACGAGCGCAGTAGAGGAACATGAGGTGCCGCGCCAGCAGATGCTGGCTGCCCTCCCCCACCCACTGGTCTGTGAGGCAGCGGTTGCCATTGTGCCTGGTGAACCACTCAGTGCCTGCGTGGGTCATCCGGGAGAGGATCAGGCGCTCCCTCAGAGCCTCTTGGTCGTCGATGTTCAGCGTCTGCCCCTCAGCTAGCGCGTCGATGACACTCATGTTGTTGGCGGTGAAGAGAATGCGGAACGGCACGCGCAGCTCGACCTGCGCCTTGTACTTCTCGTTGACCCACATCGGGTCGCCGGTGATGAGCTGGCGGTAGCGGTCGGCCATGTTGCTCGACTTGTGATGGACTGTGCTCGCTCCCTCGTTGACGCAGATGATAGGCGACCGCCCCAGTCCAGGGGTGTACTCCCCGACGAGCTCAGCCGCACCCGCAGGCACTGGGTTGCTCACGATCAGTTCCGCGAGCCCGTCCACGAGTAGTGACTTGCCTGCGGACCTCGGGCCGATGATGGCGAGGCCTGCGATGGGCTTGTCCCACACCTGGCAGAACGAGAGCCACTTCATCACCTTTTGGTAGTCCTCACCAAAGGATGCGCGCAGCCAAGCGTCGATGTTGTCGTCGAAGCGAGGTTCCCACTTCGCGGGGCGGAAGATGGGCATGCGCATCGTGGAAGGCCCAGTCAACACCCCGCCCGAGCTGTCGTGCGAGCCCGGCACGCCTTGGATGTTGGTGAGCCCGAAGCCGTACATCTTGATGATCTCCCTACCTGAAAGGTAGACCACCTGATTGCCTCGCATCTCATCCAACGCGATCAGGAACTCCATCTCCTCGGACCTGACCGTGTTGGGCAACACGTCCACGTCCACAGGGTGTGCACGATAGGTGCCGTCGGGCTGGAGAAGGTAGGCACTGCCGCCCTTCTTGGCGACGGCGTGCTGCATCGCCCACGCACGGTCGATCGGGATTGCAGGGTAGAGGCCGCGCAGACTGTCTAGCAATAGGTCGGTCTTGTCCTGAGTCTCCTCTTCGACGGCCTCGGCCTCGATCTCTTTCGCGCGCACTTGACCAGCTTCGCCGGTCCAGAACCGAACACACAAGGACCAGAGGATGTCTTCCCACGGGTTGTCTTGTGGGAGCTCCTGCGCGCCGGGCAGGAGCATCGCATAGATGGGCTCTGGCCCGTCCATGTATTCCTCACCGTAGAGCCTGCCGCAGAGCTGGCCGACTACGCGCGCCATGTCGTTGTTGACCTGCCCATGCTCGAACGGGTACGGCGTCATGTTGACGAGCGCTTCGTGTAAGTCGTCATCACCGATGCGCTGGATCTTGGTCTTGAGCCTCTTGTAGAGGGTCGTCTTCTTCGCCCTTCCTCCAGCCGGAGGGGGTGCCTCGAACAGAGCAATGCACTCCTCCGGCGTCGGCTTGTCTCCAGCGTAGAGCGGGACGTGCGCCTTGGCTGCGGCCTTCTCGCGCTTGCTCCGAGGCGCGGTCGTCGTGATGGTCCATGCGTCTGGATCTGAGCCGCACGCGAACCATGCAGGCTCCCACGTCGGCGCGTTGTCTCGCATGACGCGGGGCGCGCGCATCAGCCGAGTCCAGTCGCTGCAAGCCTCGTCCATCACGAGGCCGATGCTCTGATAGACCTTGCGCAGCCCTTCGAGTATCTCCTCGTGGTCCTCTACGTCGATGAGTTGATCGTAGCGGTGGATGAAGCGCGCACCATGGGTGGTGCGATAGATGGTGTGGACGGCGAGGCCTTTCGCCTCCATCATCTCGCGCACGCCCATGCAGATGTCGGCGAAGCCTTCCAGGCGTGACTGAGTCCAGCCCTTGCCCTCGGCTTCGATCTCTGTCTGCGGCAGGTTGTCCTTCAGGTCGTAGTCGAGCACCGCCCCCCACGCCATGAGCTTCCAGCCTGCCTCTCGCACTGAATGCAGCGCGGGCTTGTTGACTCGGGCCGCGGCCTTGAACTGTGCTCCCTTCACGGGGCGCTCGTACAGGTCGCCGTCCGGGTCGATCAGCAGGTAGCTGACGAAGTGTGCATCCGACGAGTAGTTGCTGCTCAGCATCTCGTCGAGCGTGCAGACCTGCGCGTCGTGCGGCGCTGTCGGCGATCGGCTGTCCATCTCGCGCAGCGAGTTGGCGCCATCGGCGAACTTGTCGGGGAAGACTAGGACGCGGTCCATCAAAGAATGTAGCAGGCGCCGAGCATGACGGCGGCCCAGAAGGCAGTCGCCCCCAGCACCCACATGAAGATCCCCGTGTCGGGTCCAGACGTCTCCGCTCTTTGTGGTTTGAAGATCATGCGAGTGCTACCTCGTCCTCGAAGTCGATGAGATTGACGTCCTCCATCCAATGCACCTCACCGTCGAAGGCTCGGCACGCTCGGGGAGGATCGTTGAGAAGAACAGCGGCGACCAACAGACCATCGCTGGTGAACGGGGCCTGCATGACTCCGGTCGCTCCGGCCTTGATGATGAAGTCTACCCGATCGACGTCGCGGGTGAACACGACTTCCCTGTCGATCAGCGCTTCCAGTACCTGCTTGACGTAGAACCTCTGCGCCAGGGCGCGGGCTTCTTCAGTGGGCGCAGGAGATTCGGGAGTCGTCATGTGAGGGTGATCGGGCATCGTCTACCTGTCTTCTTGCCTTGGATGTAACCGTTCGCGAACGCAACTTCGATGTTGAGCTCGACGTTCTGGATCTGAACGCACCACCACGAGGCGATCATAGCTTCGTCGGCGGGGCTAACTTCCATGCTGCACATCTTGCGCAGGTAGTCCGTCAGCCCCATCCCACCGATCGCCTCGCGAATGGCGGCCCGCTGTTCGGGCGTCAGTGCTTCGTCGTCAGGAGAGTCCAC